ACAATGGCGCGCAATTGCTGCTGGGGGTCGTCGAGGCAGGCGTGGCAGACCAGCAGGCGCTTGTTGATCAGCGCCGCGCCTGCCCAGTCCATCTGCCATTGGAGATCGACGTGGTTGAAGACGCCGCCGCAGCGGTCGCATACGGCTGCGGCCTGCGGGCTCTTGGAACTGATCTTGGCTCTGCCGAGCTTTGACGCATAGCCCACGGCTCGATCCTCACCTGTAATAGCCGCCGAGTTGCGGCGCGATGTATTGCTGCGCGGTTTCGACGTTGTTGGCGGCTGCGGCGTCATAGGCCGCCTTGGCTGCGCCGGACAGGAAGGCGAGGCGCTCCGGCGCCCACGACATCGCCAGCTTCTCGGCAAGGCCGACAGCAAAGGCGTTGAGCCAGACATTGGGGATCGCCGGGGTCTGGGCGTTGTCAAAATCGGCGTCCTGCGCCTGCCGCAGCACATAGGACACCATGGTCGGCTGCTCGCCGTTGGGGACCGGCCACAGGCTCACGGTGGGCGCAAGCTGGCGGTTCATCCAGAAGACGGTGGGGAAGCCCTGCTGCTCCTTGTTGGGATAGCTGGCATATTCTGTGCGGCCGACCGGCAAGATGATGCGGTCGATCAGAGCTTCGGGCGCGCCAGTCGTCACGTAGGTGTCCAGCATGACGACGATGTCGGGATCGAGGTTGTAGGTGGATTGGCCCTCGACGAGGTCGATCTCGATCTTGTCCACTTGCCAGAGATTGATGCCCTTGAGGCTCCAGTCGGCCAGCAACAGGTTCGACGCCATGTGGGCGTCCTGCATGTGCTCTTGGAGGATCTGGGTGCGCCTGACGCCGCAGAGGCCGTAGGAATAGAGGACGATGTCGCCTAGGCCGGGCGCGTAGCTATATGTTCCACTGTTTCCGCCGAGGGGCATCGTGCGCTCCTTTTGGTTCCGTTTTCATAGTAACGGATTTTTCCGCAGGAACCAGAACGAGGCTTCCAAACCCTATGCTGTTGCCCAATCCCTTGAAGCTCGCGAGGCCGGGCGACGAGGCCAGCTTGTGCTTACCGTTCGAGAGCCCTTGGTTCGCCATCAGTAGTTTCCGCTGTCTGGCTGGATGAAGGTCGCGGTGACCGTGCCGGTGCCGCTGTTGAGCAGCACGCGCGCGAAGGTCGGCGTGTAGGCATAATTGCCTTGTAGCGATGTTGTCGCGCCGACCAGCGTGGCGTCGGGATGCGCCACCCACGTCACGTTCGCCGGGAGGACTGGATCAGTCGGGCTGTTGGGGTCGTCGAGGGTCTGCTGCACCGTGTAATTGACGGTGCCGTTGGCGGTCACCTGAAGGGCGACGCCAGCCATGTTCCAAGTGTCGAAGCGCACCCAGCCGGACGATGTGATCGCCGGGCTGGAGTTGGTGCCGACCGTCAGGCCCGCGACGCTCGCGGCTGAACTGGTGATCGAAGTGACCGTCTTGTAATTCTTGGTGGTGACGACCGTGGCGATGTTGCCGCCGACCACGGCCTCGCTCTGCGGCGCGCCAAAGGCGTCAGTGCCGGTGATCGTGAAGGTGGTGTTGGAATTGTTGCCGGTGGAGGCGAAGGCGATCTGGCGGGCCTGATCGAGCACGGCGACGCCATTGACCACCTTGGAGCCTGTCAGAGGAACGACGCCAAGCGGCGGAGCCGTCGATAGGACGATGCCATTGGCGACGGCTGCGGCGAGCGGCGCGGCGGTGACGACAATCGGACGGCCCATGGCGTGCTCCCAAATAAGGTTCAGGGGCCACTTCGGCCCCTGTTTTCAGACCGGACTGCTTAGTCCATCGTGGTCTTTTGCAGCTTCCTGCCCGGCGCCGCAGTCCCGGCTCGCGCCGAGGTGAACGGGTTCGACTCGCATCCGCCGCCGCTGGCTCTCGCCGCCCGGCCGCCATGCTTGCGCGCTGTCGCGCCAACCGGGCCTCCGACCTGTTTCTTCTTGCCCTTCTTGGCGCTCATGGCGTCGGCTTCGCCGTGGATCTCGCTCTCCTTCTCGGAGTGAGACATTTCCTTGTTTTTCATGTCTTTCTTCTCGACCTCGTCGCCCTTGGTCGGGCCGCCGAATTTGCGTGCAGTTGTTTTCATGTCAGGCGCCCCTTAGCTCGATGACGTGGTCTGGACATAGTGGACGGACACCAGCGCTGAACCAGCGGTGCCAGCGCCAACGGAAGTGACGCGAATATTGATCGGCCCAGTGACCGGCGCAGCCACGCCAAGCGCTGTGTATCCGCGCTGGGCGGCAATCTGCGCAGCGTTCTGAACCATCGCCGGGAACGGAGCCGCCGCTTTCAGGTCGGTGACGGTGGCATATTCCGAGCCACCGACTGTCTTTCCAAGAAGCATCGTGGCGGAAGTGGCGTTGTTCCAAGCCGTGAACGTCGCAACTTCGAAGCCCATGATCACCGAGCCAGCCGGGATGTTGAGCACGTAGTCCTGATTGCCGGGTCCGGGGTTCAGGATGATGATATCCTGATAGGACTCGATGAAGCCTTGATTTGGACCGCCTACCTGACCTTGGGAAAGGTCGCCCGTGATAACCGGCCCCGTGAAGTGTGTCGCACCCATGTGCTGTCTCCTGAGCCAGTATTACGAGGTCGGGAAGTTGCCGTAGATAGATCTCCAGTTGTAATAACCGAAGCTATAACGCTCATATCCCTTGACCAGCAAGTTGTCTGTAACGAAATCGACTTGCATATCCGTTTCGAACTTAATTCTCTCCATGAATGACAGGCCGTCAATATTGGTGAGAAGGAACCAAGCGAACATCGAGGTCAAGAAATCATTGACCAAATAGCCTTCGGGGAGCCCTCCGGCCGTGGTCAAAATTGCGTTGACATCATTATCTGCTGTGCCGGGCCGAAGCTCCGTCTTGGTGAGGCGGATTGCGACCGGCTCCAACTGGGGCGGCACGATCAGCTTCTTGGCGCGCGCGAACACCTTCAATCCGGCCTGATCGCGGAAGTTGGTGCGGACGGCGATCATGCTGTTGAGCAATGTCGCCTCGTTGATATCGACCTGAACGGCGGGCATGTTGCCGACCGTATTGCCGTCGATGGGGTGGGACGGGTCGCAGAGCGCCTTGCCGTCGCCGCCGATGTTGGCGTTGTAGGTCGTCGCTGTGTTCAGGATGTTGGCGCCGTAGATTTCCTTGGTCTGCTGGAAGGATTCGATCAGGCCGAGGTTCGACGGGTGGAATTGGGTCTTGTAGAGGTTGTCGTCGATGGCCTTGCGGGTGATCGCATAGCCGAGGCCGATTTCGGTGTGCTCCTGATTGTAGACGTAGCGCTCGCCAGCGCCGTTGTCGAACGAGGTCTGGCCGCCCTCAGTCTTCAACTGGGCGAGGCCGAGGTAGCGCATCTCGGCCGTGCGCTCCAGCGCCAGCTTCGAATTGTGCTTGGTGAAGATCTTGTCGTATTGCGACGGGATCATCTCGTATTTGCCTTCAATCCCGCGCAGGCCGGGGAGGAGAAGGTCTTTGATGGCGGACAGATTGACGGCCATTTTGGTTCACTCCTGAAAAAGGTTCCTTTAGGCGCTCGCGCGCCCTTGACCGTGATTACACGCCCGTGAAATTTCTGCTCTGGACGGCGCTGAAGGCGACGGTGACCCAGTCATAGGGCTGGCCGTTCGCCAGCGTCCCCGGCGCGCTGGGCGGGAAATTAACAACGCCAGTGACGCGGAATTGCATATTGGCGACATTGCCGTTGGCGATGACCAGATAAGCTCCAGACAGGCCGTTGGCCGCGTTGCCGGTGCCGATGTTGAAGCCGTAGGTGGCGTTGATGTCGGCAAGGGTCGCGCCGGTCGAATCGGTCTGGACGATGAACTGGGCGTTGGGGTCGTTGACGACATAGGCTTCGATGGAGCCCGCGACCGGGTCGCCGCCGCCGGGATAGTAGTTCGACCAGACGGTGCGTTTCTGCGAGGTGGAAAGGTATTTGCAGCCCTGAAAGATGCCGCTGACCAGATTGGTGGTGAGGTTGGGCGTCGCGCCGGAGGTGATCGCCTGAGCGACCGAGCCATCGGCCAACGGCGTGACAGGGTCGCCGTAATAGATCGCGCCTGCGCCAGCCGTGATGAAGGCGGTGATTTGCTCGTAGGTCGGGGCGGAGCCAAGACCGGCGGACTGACGGAATCCGAATGGAGCATTAATGTTCGCCATGATGCGAACTCCTTTGCAGGAGGCCCATCATCGCGCGCCGGGGCGATTCAGAAACCGGGGGAATTTATCCGCCTCCGCCGGGGAGGCTCTGGCCGGATAATAGTCTCGTTTTTGCGAAAGTAAACAGGGGCCAGTCAGACCCCTGATAACAGTGGGAAGATATTTCCCACTTACTCCGGAATAGGCATCGCTTCGAAGCTCTTCCTGAGTTTTGTCAGCGGCTCATCCTTGTTCGACCGCTCGAACTGACCGGCCGGAGCGGCGGAAAGCTGCTCCTCCTTGTTGCGCACCTGAAGTTTGGCGCGGCGCGCCTCGATGGCGCGGGCCTCGTCGATAAGCTCCTGCGGGCGCTCCATCAGGATCATGCCCTTGCGGGTCACGTAAACGTCCTTGGAGCCGCGCGGCATCAGTTCCGGGTGTCTGGAGGCCGGAACCGGCTCCCAGCCCTTGCGGGCCAGCGCCACGGCATATGCGGGCTCCTCCTTGCCCATGACGAACTGGGTCTTCCATTCGTAGCCCCAGCCTTCCGGAATGACGGCGGGATCGATGAAGAATTCGTCGATGCCTTCGTCCATCGAGACGATGTGCTCGCGCACCTGTTTGGCGCGGGTCTTGGCTCTCTCGACCGAGGACGCCTTGGCCTCGCGCATCGGCGGACGCGGCGCGGCGCTGTCTCGCGCGGCGATTTCCTCGAGATTCCTGTCGGTGTAGTTCTGCAAGGGCTCCTCTTCCGGGTCTGGCTTGGAGAAGATGCTCTGATGCGGTCGTTTCATGCTGGTCAATGCAGCCTCCCCTCTTTCTTGAGCGCCTGCTTGTTGCGGGCATATTCCTCGTAGGTCTGGCCGGAATTTTCAGCGATTTCGCGCTCTTCCGGCGACAGTTGGGCCGTGCGCCCGTTGCCGGAGGTGCGGCCGACAGGCGCGGCGGGAGGCGGAGCGCGCCGGGCGGCCTGAGCGGTCGGATCTTCATATTCCTCGTCGTCTTGGACCGGCGCTTTGTGCTTTTTGAACAGCAAGCCCTCGACGGTGCGGAAATATTCGTCGGAATCCAGTTCGATGTCGTCGGCGACCGCGATATTGTGCGCCGCGACCATCTTCTGGAACAGTTTTTGGTCGGTGACGCACTCCGGATGCCGCCGAATCCACGAGGCAGCGCGCGGCGTCAGTTGCGCGGCGAAAGATTCGACCGGATCGGACTGAATCATGCGAGGCGGAGCCGGTTTCGGCTGCTGCTTCATCGATTCGAGGCCGTTTTCCAGTTGAAGCAGCCGCGCGGCGTTGTTCGAGATCTCGATTTGGATCTCGGCCTGCGCATCGGTGTCGTCGGCGGCGATGGCGGCCTTGAAAGCCTCCTTCAGGTTGCCCTGCATCTCCTTGACGCGCTCTAGGGCGCCGATGACGACGTTCATCTGGCTGTCGCCTGCCTCGCTTCGCGCCTGATAGGCCTGCTGGGAGGCTTCATTGGCGCGCTGTTCAGCCGAAACGCGCGCGGCGCGCTCCTGATCGAGTTGCGCGCGCAATTCGGCGAGCGGATCTGGCTCGTCGTGCGGCGGTTCCTCGACCTTCGGCGGATTTTTGATGGCCGAGTCGTCGATCTCAAGCTCTTCTTCGGGGTTTTTGGGCGCTTCGCCCTTCGGTTTTGTCATCACCACACCTGATCGGGGGAGGAAATGCGGCCTCTGACCGACGTGTCGGACAAGACGCGGCACAGGACGCCGTTGACAGTGATCGCCCAGCCATCGGTCGGGCGCATGATGATCCAGTCGCCGACGCCGATGTTGTTTGCGAAGGTCCAGTTTGCGTCATTGACGAAGGCCTGCGGGCCTTGCTTGACGATCAGGCCGACCTTGCCCTGATATCTGTCCTCGCCGAGCGTCTGCTGGGTGAGGAAGATGCCGGACTTGGTCTTCTCCGGCCGAATGTAGATCGCCGCCAGCACCTGATTGGCGAAAATCTCGACGCCTTCGATGTTTCCTAGGGCTGCTGCGATCTCTTCGCGGGGGTTTATGTCGAACGCCATTTCGGCAAATGCCATATCGCTCTCCTGTCAAGAGCGAAATAACTTCTCACTAATTGATTTTTATAGCAAGCGGACTGTCAGAGCCCTTATACGCCGCGCTCGCGCTCGCTGGCCTTTGTCTCGGCGTCGTCGAGCATGTCTATCGCCTCATGCAGGCCTCTGATCATGCCGACCATTTCGCGATAGGCCTCGAAACTCTTGATCGACGCGCCATAGGCGAGGTTGTTTTTCTCAACCTCAATGCGCTCGATCAGCAGTTTTCTCATTTCCTGAGCCAGCACATTCTTGGTCGTCAACATTGGGTGGATCTCCGTCGCCGGTCCATTCCATCAGGATGCGAAAATGGCCGTAGATCGGCCCCATATCGCCATTTGCGACCCATCCCAACGCCTCGTGCTGCTCTTTTTCGGCATGCTTGACGTATTTCACCCATGAAATCATGGCGAATGCTCTTGATCATAGCTTGGGCGTGAGGTATGTCACTGTTCAGGAGGCCGTGACGACTGAGGCCGACGAGAGGAAGGCCGCCCACGCCGGATGTACGCGGGGCGGCCTTTTTCGTTGTTTTTAGACCGGGGTCGGCTCCGTTCCCCAGTCGGGCTTCACCTCGAACACCCACGCAAAGCCGGTCTTGCCGACGCCATCGCTGCCGTCGCCGCATTTCTTGGGCCTTGCCTGCGGATTGACTTCGACCGCCACCCAGTGGCCGCCGGGGACCGGCGCTTCGCCCTTGGGCGCGGCGACCGGAAGGTCGTCGGAGCCCTGAAGCCAGCCGACAGCCTTGGTTTCGCCATCGACGACCACGGCGATCCTACCGGGCCGGTGCGGCGGTTCAGTCGGGAGCACTTCGCCTTCGGGCAGCGGGATGACGCTGACCACCGGGATGCGCGGCACTGGAATCGGATGGCCGGGGGCGGCGGGAAGGATCGGTCCCTGACTGGGGTAGACCGGCAGGCCGGGCAGACCCTGATCCGGATGACCATAGCCGGGCAAGCCGTGGTCGGGATGACCATAGCCCGGAAGACCCTGATCCGGATGACCATAGCCGGGAAGGCCTTGATCGGGGTGCGGGCGCCTGCCGGGCAGACCCTGATCGGGGTGACCATAGCCGGGCAGTCCCTGATCCGGGTGACCATAGCCCGGCAGATCCTGATCCGGGTGACCGTAGCCGGGCAGACCCTGATCCGGACGACCGCCGCCACCGGGGCGGCCAAAGCCGGGATCGACGGGACCAGTCACGTCCACTTCGCCGATTTCGGCCACTCCGCGAATTACAACACGACGAAAAACCATCATTCATCTCCTATCAATATTGGCATGTTTGGCGGTAGCGACGGCAGTTTCCCATGCCCTCTTCACCACGTTCAGACTTGTATTCACAGGCGAGGCGAAGCTCCTCGCATGTCCGGCCCCAGTTGCGATGATGACTGGGCAATGGGTTCACCGCGATGCCGCCCGGCCCGACCTCGATGGACTGAGATCGGGCTGGCGCCACGAGGAGAAATGCCGCGACGAGAAAGATCGTCGCGAGAAAGGCCAATGAAATGGCGACAGCATGATCGGCGACGAACTTCTCGAAACTCACGGCTTCTCTCCATAGGCTTTGATTTTCTCCAGACGGCCCTTGCCGCCGCCTGCCGCATGCTTAATCGGGTAGGCCCGGCCGCCGCGCGCGCGGCCCATGCCCGGAGGAGGCATCCCCGGAGGAGGCATAGGCGGCCCCGGAGGAGGCCCGCCAGCGCCCGGAGGAGGACCGCCCGGAGGCATGCCGCCCGGAGGTGGCGGAGGAGGCACAGGGATGGGCCTCGCCATCGGCGGGGCTCCCGGAGGCGCTCCGGGCTGATCGCCGCCAGCGGGCGCTCCCTGCGGCCCGATGATGATGTTGATGTTGGTTTTGCCCTTGCCGGTCTTCATGGTCTTGCCGCCAAGGGCGCGGTGGGCGCGACCGCCGCACTTCTTCGGCGTATCGCCGCCACTTTCGCCTGTTCCATACAGGCGGCCGGGGCCGCTCGTGCCTTCGCTGTCGCGCTTTGTCGGGGTCTTGTCTTCGGCATAGCCGTGAAGCTCGCCGCCATCGGCGCGCTTCTTGCCGCCGCGCTTTGCGCCGAGGCCCGGAGGAGGCATGGAGTCCGGATCGGGCGCCGCGCCGAGAGCGCTGTCCGGGGGAGGAGGCAGCTTGTTCTTCTTGGGTTTCTTGTGGGCCTTCATCAAGGCCTCCAGCAGCGCCGTCTTGACGGCGTCGCCGCCATCGTCGCCGCTTTGGGGCGGAGGCATCGGCATCGGCCCGCCGCCAGCCTTGCCGCCCCTCTTGGCGTGAAGCATGCTGCCGCCGGTCGGCTTGCCGGGCAGGCTGATGGTGCCGACGTTGGCGGGATTGAACTTTCCTTGGGCCTCGCCAGCCGCCTGCTGCGGGCTGCTCACCGTGGTGAAGCCGCCCAGAGGTCCGCCGCCGGAGCCGCCGACTTCCTTCTTGATCCGGCCGCCGCCCTTGACGCCGCCAATGTGCTTGGAGCCGTAGATGCTCTTGCTGGCGTCCTTGATGTTGTTCATTGAGATTTCGTCGGCGATCTTCTTGGCGGAGCCGCCTTCCTTGCGCGCCGCTCGCCCGCCGTGTTTGAGCGCCAGACCGCCGCTGACGAATCCTCCGCGCTTGAAGGCGCGCTTGCTGACCGGCCGCAGCCCGGTCTTGAATTCGGCGTTGAGCGGATCGCTCTGCTCCGCCGAGCCAAAACTGGAGGCGTCAACCTTCGCTTCAGGCTTCCGGTTGCCGCGTTCGTTGGCTTTTGCCTTCATCGCGGCGCGGAATCGCTTGCTGTCCTCAGACATCAGGGTAGTCCCTTCTCGTGTTTAGCGCACACGGTGCGCGGGGTTATGGTCTGGGCAACTTCAGTGAGCCAGACGACATCAAGCACTGAATAAGATCGAATACAATATAGATGACAAAGATGACAATAATCGCCCAGATGATAATCTTGACGATTTGCAGCACAACGCCGACAGCGCCGCCCAGATCGCCGACTTGGGCCAGCACCCACGGCACGAATAGTTGGAGAATAGCGATTAGAGCGCCGACAATGACGACCCAGATGAGCAAATTCTCAAGCCATGCGAGTGAAAAGCACATTAGACTGCTCCCGGAGCCGTAAGGCGAAGCGCCTTTTTAACGATATCATCCTGTGGCGCTGGTGTCACAGGCGTTTTAGGCACAGCACTGACAGCGCCCGGAGCCGGAGCCACGGGCGCTTGAATTCTCTGTCGTGCGGAGGCGATGTCGGCGGGGTCCACGCCGTAATGCGTGGCCTCGCTTGGGCTCATCCCGAAGACGGAGCCAAGTGTTCGTGAGAGCCGGTCGGCAGGGCGTGGTGGACGATCAGCTTGTAGGCTCCCTCGATCTCCTTGTCCGTCACCTTGTCCGCCGAGCCCGCCCGGTCCACTACTCGCTTGAGCGCCAGATTGAAGTGACCCGCTTGTGGATCTGACATCTGGTCGATCAGTTGATGGCCCAGCAGCCTCACTGCCCGTTCTGAGATAATTTTGTACTGCGTTGGGTCGATCTGCATCGTTGCCTCTCCACTTCATGATCACGCGCGACGGCATGCCGCGCGATTCGTCCCAACCGCTCTCTCTCCAATGGTGCAGCAAGTCCTGATAGCGGGCCTCGCTGCCGCCGTGCTTTGGATCTCTTATTTTCTTCTCGTCGAACGGGACGCGGCCTAGCTCCTCGAACCCGTGGGTTCTCAGGAAGTCGGGCGCTTGTCCGTGGGGATACTCTTCGGTTGGGACCGCGTAGTCGTCAGCCACTGTAGCACCACTTTGAACCGCTTTCAACACGGCAGACGACCTTCCGATGCCATGAGCGCCGGGCTGGTTGTCGATATAGCTGTGGAAAGCCGTCTCGTTGGGGCCAAGTTCCGGATGTTCGAACCCGTGCTCTTTCTTGTAATCCTTGCCGTGCTCCAAGGCGAAGTAGACCTTGCCGTCGCGCATGCGATGGAGCTTCATCTTCTTAGCCTTCAGGGTCTTGGCGAGCCCCTCCTTGGTGTATTGCGGGTGGGCGGCCGAGGCGTCGGAAGCGGCTGCGGCCTGCGCGAATTCCGCCGGGCCGACGCCGCCCTTGCCGACCGGCGTGTCGCTGGTTTCCCAGTGGTCGTTGGCGGCGTTGAGCGCCAATTGGGCGGCCTTGGCCGATTGGATGTCCTGCGGGCGCCGTGGGAGCTTGTCGGCGATGTCCTGCGTGATCTTCTGGACTGGGGCGGACATATCGAAGGCGCGCCGGACGTTGGGCGTCTCTCCGCGCGCTATTTTCTCCTTGGCGGCGGCGTTGGCCTTCTTGAAAAAGTCCGGGAACATGATCTCCGGGGCGACGGACGAGTGAAATTTGCCGACGACGCGGCCCTTGACGCCGTATTTGTAGCTGGGATGGACCGGCAGGCCCGATTCCTTGAGATCGACGAGGTTGTCTTCCGCCTTTCCCGGCGCAAGCTCCATCAGGAACATGCCGTGGCGGCTGGGAATCCCGGCAAAGTGAGGATCGAGCGTCTCGCGGGTGACTTTTTCGAGGTTTGGCGCGCCGTGGGCCTGCCCTTCGGCCGATCCAAGGATGTCTGCGATGCGTTTGCGCGCCTCAAAGCTCAATTTATCGATGAATTTTGGCGAATCCGGGTGGCTGAAGCCGGGGAAATTGGGCAATTGGCTCAATTCCTTCTGCGCGCTGGGCCTCCGGACCATTTCATCGAGCGCGGCGAACTGTTCCGGCGACAGGCGCTTGTCGCGGCCATAGGCCTGCATGGTTTTGGTCAGGGCGTTGCCGAATGAGGTGTTCGAACGGTGGGTGTCGTGCTCCATGGCCGAGACGAGAATGTATTTCGCCGCCTTGTTGAGCTTCATGGTGCCGCGCCCCTTGCCCTGCACCGCCCACGCCAGTTGATGGAGCAGGCTTTCGGGCAGGAGGGGGTAACCGGGTCCGCCCATCATCTTCTCCGGATCGTCGAGTCGGCTGGAATCGATGCCGTGGTAATGACCTCCGGCGCGCGTCAGGTCAGCAAAGATCGGAAACACGCTGTGGCCGACCAGATGGTCGGGGTTGAGGGTCGGGACTTGGTCCCATGCGCTGTATTCCGGATCGATATGCGCCTTGGCTTGCGCCTTGCCTCCCTTCTTGAACCCGTCGCGCGCGCCCTCTCGCAGGCCCGGCAGGCCCGCCATCCTCATGCCGCGCGCCACCGGGTGATCGACCAGCGGGCTGGCCTCGATGAGCCCTCCGGTCGCCGCATGGCGCATGGCGTTTATCAGATCCTGATGAGTGGTCTGCTCATTGGCGGTCTTGTCCCAGATGGTGTGGTGGGTGAGGTGCTGGTAATAGGGCTGAAGCTCCTCCGGCAGGCCTTTGAGGTCCATGGCGCTCTGCCGGGCGGCCAGCCTGTCCACGGCCTCCGCGCCAGCGCCCACGCGCCTGCGCTGGTTCGTGGTGGCGTCCACCGGCAGGCCGGTGTTGAGCACGATCTGGCGGGCGTCGAGCGTGGGCTGGTTGCCCATGCCCATCATCGAGCCGAGGAACCCGGCCTTGGCGGTATCGACGCCGGGGATCTTCTTGATGAATTCGCGCCACTCGCGCGGGTCAGCGCCGACCTTGCGCGCCATCGCGATCATCTTGGAGACGTGGCCCTCCATGCCGGGGAGGTTCTGGGCGCCCCAATGCAGCGCCTTGCCTTCGGTGTCGTTCTGCTTGCCGAAGGGCGTGAACTTGCGCACGGCGTCTTGGATGGCGGCGCGATATTCGGGGTGATCGGTGCTGCCCTTGAGCGCGTGGTGCAGATAGGCCTGCCCGGCGGACGTGTGCAGCCACTCGCCCATTGCGCCTTCCGGCCGCAGCGAATCAACGCCGCCCGGCAATTCCCAGCCGTATTTCTCGAGAGTCGTGCGCGGCAGGGCTCCGCGTCCGATGGACGCTCTGGTGATGCTGTAGGCTTTAAGGAGGTCGCGCGGCGTCAGGCCGGTGCGTGCGGCGCGCTCCGAGGTTTCGTCCATGAAGCGGCCGAAGTGCTGAACGTGCGACGGGATCTCGCTGATGTGTCCGAGGTCGGCGTGAACGTCGGCCAGCGGGCGCCACGGCATATCCTCGATCTTCTTGGTCGGCGCATCCTTGTAGCCGGTGAGGTCCGGAACCGGCGGCTTGATGATCTGCGGCTTGGGCGGCTGGATGATCGACGGCGCGCCGCCGCCTAGGTCGCGGCCGACGCGGCCTCCGCTCTTCATCGGCGCGTTGCCGCCGACGACGTGCGGGACGTGCTTGTAGAGCGCCTTGGCGGTCAACAGCGCGGCGCGAGCGGCTTTGTCCATCTCACTTGGCCTTCGGCTTGGGTTTGGCGGGAGCCTTGGCAACGGGTTTCGGCCGCGCCTTGGCGACCCGGACAGCGGTGTTCTGCTTCACCGTCTCGATCTTGTGATCGTGGGCGTGATCGCGGGCCTGCATGGCTTGGTCGTGCTCGTGCGCCGCGCCCTCAATCGCCAGCGTGCGGTGGTTTTCGGCCTTGCTCTGCATGACCTCCTTGGCGAGGTTCATGGTGCTTTCGCGCTGCTTGGCCTGTAGCTCCTCCTGATGGTGGGCGTCGTCCATGTGCGTCCCAGCAACTTTGAGTTGCAACTCTTGGGCGCGCGTTTGGGAATTCATCAGTTCAGCCTGAACTTTAGCCTGCGCCAGCGTCAGGTTGTGCTGCGCCGTCGTCTGCTTGGTTTCCGCCTCCAGCCTCTTGGTTTCGGCGAGGTGGTGATCGACGGGCGTGTCGATCTGCTGGCCGGAACCATCGGTCTGCCCGGCCCCGGCGTTGATCGCGCCGACTTCCGCCTTTGATTTCTCGGCGTCGGCTTGAGCTTTAAGCATCGTTGCTTGAGCAGTCATAGTTTTAGCTTGAGTTTCAGCCTGCTGTTTAAGTAGTTCTGGCGGCGGCGCGGCCTGCGCTTGCGGAGGAGCCATGAATTGTTGCGGGTTGTTGAAGCCTAATGCTTGCAAAGCTGCAATATCAATTGCTATTGGATCATAAAGCGCCGGGCTCGCGCCCTGTAGCTGCTTCAGCGCCATGATCTTCATCACCCGCTGGATGTGGCTGGAGGTGTTGGGGTCGGCCACCGGGACAAGGTTGGCGTCATCCAGCGCCTTGAGGAAGGTCGCTTGGTCCCACGGCAAGGCCGGGGTCTTGTTCTTCTGCCAGAAGGCGGTCGGGTTCTCCTTGAAGCAGCGGACGATCAGTTCAAGCTCGCGCGACTGCGCGGCATGCATGCGCTTGTGGACGCTGTTGAGGATCTTGGTGGCCTGCTCGATCAGCGCCAGCGTGGTGCCGACCGGGGAATCGGCCTTGCCCTCGCCGACCGGCTGCTCGCTGGTGCCGCCGACCCGCTGGCCCGTCTGCGCCATGTCCTGCACCAGCGCCATCAGCGCCTGACTCGGCGGCTGGTAGGGCAAGGGCATGATGGCCTGATTTATGGGTAGGCCGCCGGTCTTTACCAAGGCGCCGCCGCCCGGCGGGACTCGGAAGATGTTCGTGTTCTGCCGCGCCCCCGTGTCCGCCATCAGGAAGCCGGGGAAATTGTTGAACATTCCAGCGTCTAAAAGCTCTCGCCATGCTGCCGTGATCGCGTTGGTCGTGTTGCCGAGGATATGGAGCAGTCCGATATCGTAGAAACCAAAGCCGGGAATGTATGTGTATTTTATAAAGTTGTCGCGGGCCACAGGGAGTTCTTTGGTGTCTTCGTCGTAATTCCTGACGATGGAAAGAATTTCTCTGCTGGACTCATCGATTGTCACTCTATACGGGATTTCTAGCCCTGAAATCTTGCCTTTGTACTTGTGCTCATATCCCTTGATGTCCAGTTCGCAATAGCACTCGTAGATCTGGCGATCACGATCTTCCGGCCGCATGGTCGATGGCGTCACGCCCTGCTGCGCCTTCGCCGCCTCCTGCGCCGCGTCGAGCGTCTGCTGCTTGGGCGTCGAGAGGTCGATGTCCTTGTAGGCGCCGAGGATCTGCATGCGCCGGACGGTCGATGGCTTCATCATGTTGCGGTGGGTGATGCGCTTGGCGTTGGCTAGGTCGGTCGCCGAGTCGTTGACGATCAGATCGTTGGCGTCCACCGTCTCGCTGACCGGGCGGTTGCGCAGCGGGCAGTTGTAGACCTTCTTGAAGCTGGTGCCGCCGAAGCCGAGCATCAGGAACATCTTGTCGGTGTCCGGCACGAATTCGGTCGCGGTCGTCGTGAGATAGTGATTGAGGTCTTTCTCCAGCGCATTGGCCTGCTGGTCGCGCTGGAGGTCGGAGCCGTTGGCGTCGTCGCGGATCTTGACCGGGCCATCGGTGGGCAGGAACTCCGACCGGGCGTTGGCTTGGAAGCGCAGCACCGCCTCTTGCAGGATCGGGTGGCGGACCTTGGACATGCCCTCGACCGGCGCGCCATCGGCCGCGCCTTGGATGTTGGGGATCTCGATCTTGAAGCCTAGGAGCTTGATGCCTTGGGCGCGCTCCTCGATCCACTCCTGCCGGGACTGGAGATCGTCCTCGACGCCCCGGATCAGGTCGTCGGCGATGCGCGCCAGTTCGAGCGGGTCGATGTCGTCCACGAGGTTGGCGAACCAGCCGGACTTCGCCTTGCGCGGCTCCTCAATGGGCCGCCCGTCGAGGCTGACGGTGATAGAGCCATCGGGGTGCTCGATGCGGAGGATTGCGCCCTTGTCGTCGAACTGGGGCGAGTCGTCGGGCTCGTTGTCGGACTCGGAATGGACGATGGACAGGCGCGGCTTGACGGCGCCCGGCTCCGCGTCAT